CCTGCAATGCAGGTAAATTTACAATTAAGTACATATTCGAGTACATAAACTGAATGAACGATTATTTAAATTCCATACAAGCTAAGGAAACAAAGAGACGCAGGACTTTTGCTATCATCTCCCACCCGAATGATTGCTTAAATATCAACGGGTAACAGGTTATAACAAAATTTCTCTAAAATGCTTTAAGAATGCGGAATCCCGGCATTATTTGATTTCCTTCCAATATCAAGCTATAACATATAATATCAAGTTGAGACGCGCTTTTTATGTACATAATTGAGTACATAAACTGCGTATTTTTTATTGCTTAGAAATTATGTACTCAAGGCTGAAAAAATGGCGATTACTGACGCATGGCTAAAGGCGATTAGCGGCAAGGGCAGGGACGTCCTTGCGGAAAAAACAGACCGTGACGGCTTAAGCGCCAGGGTATCAAAAAAAGGCAAGATCGTATTCCAGTTGCGCTTTCGGCATGACGGCAGGCAGTCCAGGTTAGATCTCGGGACTTATCCGTTGATTACGTTAAAACAGGCTAGGGAGGAAGCCCTAAAGCTCAAGGCTGAGCTTGAAAAAGGTCATGATCCACGCATCATCAAAAAGACTGATAAGCTCAAGAATATTGAAGTGTTAAGCTTGGAAGATGTTTTTGAGAAATGGTATGAGGCATACTGCATACACAATAAAAAGATTCATCGTCAGATAAAGCGATCGTTCGAGATATATGTTTTTCCTGAGTTTGGAGGCATCCCTCCGGACAGAATATCAACCGATAACTGGGTAACGCTACTAGAAGGGGTTAAGAAAAAGTACCCGGCAATCGCTGCTCGATTGCTGATAAATGCCAAACAGATGTTGTCGTGGGCAGTTCGTCGCAAGCTTGTTTCAAGTAATGAGATTTTTCAGATCAGTGCAAAGGCGGATCTGAGTATTACAAAAAAGAAGAGCACTCGCTCACTTGATGACGAAGAAATCCGCATGTTGCTTATGGCGCTGGATGGGTCGAGGATGTCGGCAAAGAATCGCATGTTTGTGCGGTTATGCCTGGTCTATGGATGTCGAAATACCGAGCTAAGAGTGGCCAAGACGCGGTATTTAGATTTCTCTAAAATGATTTGGACGACGCCGCCTGAAGATCACAAAACAGGCAAATTATCAGACAAACCCCTGATCAGGCCAATTACGCCATACACTAAACAGCTGTTTGAAGAGTGTATCTCCCTATCTGGCCCCAGTGAATACTTGTTCACTAATGAAGGCAGCGGCGAGGTCATGGGAGTTGGTGCGCCGCTTTCCCTGCCTTACAATGTCATGCAGTGGTTACGAAAGAACAAAGGCTATGAAATGGCGCACTGGTCGATTAAGGCGCTGAGAAAAACGGCAAGAACAAATTTTTCGACGCTTACCCAACCGCATATAGCTGAAATTATGCTGGGTCATAAGCTACCCGGTGAATGGGAGGTTTATGACCAGCACCACTATTTAGTTGAGCAGGCGGGCTGCCTTATTAAGTGGGTAGAGCGACTAAATAGTATAGTTCAAGCTGATTCTTGATCGTGACGTTATACACCTAAATCGGTGCATTTCACTCATTAGCGCGATATAGCCCCCTAAAAAGGTGTCTATATCGCGTTATGCGCTATCCTTTTTGTTGTCGGCGGATGAGGTTTTTTAAACTTAGTCCAATGCGTGACAATCTCGCCATCTTCAGTTTCCCACCCAACTGATGTTTTGCAATTTAACCGGGCAACAAAAACCTTGCCATCTCCATACACAAAAGTTTCTTCAAATCTATCTACCCAGTCGCCGCATAATGTCGGCCATTTTTCTACTTTTGGTAGCAGGTCGTTAGGATTTGTCCATGGCTTAAACATTATTATCTCCGCTCATACACGCATAACCCGTAAATCAACGGGAACGCGGCCTCAATCTTTCGTTAAATTTCATTCGCGTCACCGCGTCCCGTTATTATTGCGTTAGGCACTCAATATGTCGCCAATCCTGGTTTTTCCGTCACCGCCGTATGGCAAACAGTTTACATCCCAACCATCCCGAAGATTAGATTCTGTTTTTATTTCGCCTCTTATGTCGAATTCAGGATCGGGTGCCGCATCTTGAAGCCCTTCGACCCAATTTTCACTAGCCACATCATCGGCTTTATCGGCATCATCAGCACTAACAACAATTGTATATCTCACAGTTACTTCGACGTTATAAAGTGGCATTATTTTTATCCTGTAATCAAGCCTAACAAGTCGGTCAAGCGGAAATTCGTTACGCTACGCTTCACTCATTCCGCTTACCTCGTGCGTTATGCACTCACTCTGCGCTTTTCATCTACGCACCCGGCTAACAGCAGCCGGAAACGCTTAGGGCGTTTTTTGTGCCAGTTCAGCAAGTTTTGCTCTGATTCCCCGCTGATTCTGACAAACTCGGCGAGGCTATCTAGCCCCGCCTTTTTGCATTGCTCTGATGGTGTCATTAAATGTTTCTATCTTTTAAAAATTAATTCTTTCGTTGTACATTGTGCTGCAATATATTCTTCCTTTTGAGCCTGGTCGTTGAGTTAATCTATGTCCTGGTTTTACTTCAGTTTCGTTGTAAAATGTATTTGTTTCAAATCCAGGCATTTTTTTATCAAATAATTTGACCATATCAACTGATTCTAAAAACAAGTTTTCTATCTCTTCATTTCTGTTTATCGCGTAACCGTAATACGTGTTTTTTAAATTTTTATCTATCAGAGTAAAGCAGTCGAGATTCATTGTTATTTCATATGCGCCTTGATTCATATTAAATTTAACAATTTTATCGATTAGTTTTTTTTCATTTTCTGTTAATTCTAATTTAGCCATTTTCTACTCCCAACTTGTTAGGCGGGCTGCCTAACTTGCTTACTATTATACACAAATATATTGTGTTATACGCAATTATTTTGTGTAAGCGTAAAATAGGGCATAACACAACGCTCGTGCGGGACGCCAGCGATAAAGCCGCTGTCGCCCCACAGCTAAGCGTTATACCGCCGACTCGTTCATGTGAGATTTACGCGCTTTTGCGTGACCTTTTTGTACACATTTAGGACAGTAATCGAGATCGCCGTAATTTTTCCAGCCGCTGTCTTTAAGCTCCGCTTTAAGTCGTGCTTTTGTATATCCGGGGATGTCTGTATATTCGGTCATGCCGCACGCATCGCATGTATACTGCTGCCAGGTTTCAATCATGTATAACTCTATGGTCAAATGGGACGCGCCTAAAGTTCAGCGCGTTGTTCGGTTTCGTCTTGCACGCTTTTTACCAGGGCGTTATGCCCGTCTATTCCACCATTTCACCGCCTCATCATCTGTTAAGTGCTTCGGCGTCTCCGCTCCGCATCGGCAGGCAATACCATCACCTGCGTACCCCATACAAAACCTCGGCGTTTTATCGGGCTGTTTTCCGCAAAACGGGCATGGTTTAAATTCGGTTTTTGGCTGCTCCATAGTGTGCATCTCCAGCATAACAAATCATTCAACGTGAGCCGGTTAGAGCTCACGGTATTGTTCAGCCGCGCGGTGCGGCCACGTTAATTCAAGCGTTATACGCTTACAGTGCGCGCCATTATTCCGTCCCTTACCCATCGTCGCACGTATAGTTCACATCCTGTAGTCAGGCCGACGCCATTCGCCATGCCTAAATGCGTTGCTTTCTTTTTGCATCCACAATGGCAACGCCTTCGGCTTCGTGCGTCAACTTTTTTCATATATCTCTGATGCTCGGTTGCTGAGCCGTATTGCCCAAAACTCATAAATTATTCACAGCCTATAACTCTTAGTTCAAGTGCGACAAGCCGACATTCGCGGCTTGCGTGTTTTACTCATTCTGTCGTGGGCGGCTTGCGCCTTAACACGGCGTTATATTGCAAGTTCAAGTTGCTCATTACCAATAGCCCACAAAGCAGAGCTATTATTACATTCAATACGCTCTGCAATTACCGCAGCTCGTTGTGATGATGTTGGCGGGATATAAGACCCGAACCGGCTTAAACTGCCACTATTTACAGCGGCGTTCGTGCTGTCAGCTGATGCTAATGGGAGTCGCGTAAAAATATCAGGGTCAAGCATTCTCAAGCCATGTAATTTACATTTTGGCCTTCCATATTGATCACAGCAAACACTTATAACTATCGACATCCTGCGCCACCATTTTGATGTTCCAGGGCTTTTGTATTCACCAGAACTACCTAGTGCAACCGTCTGAAAGTTGTCAATCAAATATTCAAGCCATTCAAAACTTTCGTGCATGTGCCACACCGGAACGCCTTTTGCTCTTCCGCCGATCCTGATCCACTTCATTACCCAGTCAACATTGTCGGCTTCAGTTCCATCAATGATGTCGGGAATTAATGCCCAGTCAAACCCTGGATGCTGATAAATCGAATGTACCCACTTCCAATAGGCATCAAAATCAATTTCCCCTTTTCCAGCTTTCCAGTGGCTAAAAGCGCCGTTGTCCAATACAAAACTCTGGCAGTATTCGAGAACCGCCCCAACATCATCTTTTCTTCCGAATGGAATTAATGCGTGTCGCCCGACAAGGAATTTTGCCGTATCTTGTCGCGTACCACCTATCGGCGTGCCGTGATAATGTATCATCTAAAATCACCCAATTTGCAATATAACTCTTAGTTCAAGCGGACAAGCCGCCATTCGATTGTTTCTGTTTTAAAGGTTCCGTGCGCGGCTTTCCGCTTAACATAGCGTTATACGGTGTCTGTCTGCCGCATCACCCATTCATGATTTATCGGCTGGTATCCACCATCTCGCTGTATCGCAATCCGGCTTCCGCAGTCTACGCACTCATGATATGTAGTATGGTTGATGTCTTTTACAAGTTTCCAGCGGCACCAAAACCAGCACCGGTTGCTTGTTTCGAGTTTGATCTTTTTCATGGTTATACCGTATAACTCTCTGGTCAAGGCGACCCGCCGCCCTAAGCGCGGTTCGCAGGTTGTGTTTTTCAAAGTTCTTCATGCTCGGGGGCTTCCGCTAGCGGCGGTCGCCTTACCGTGGCGTTATACCCTGGCTTTTTGGTGACAATTGGCTCGCCAAAATCACGCATAAGTTGGCCTTTTACTCTCAGTTTTGCTCAGCGCTTTTATTTCATTCATGAGCACATCTGCCATGTACTCTATCGCGACAATCTGTGCATCTACAATTTCATTTTCAGTCATGTGAACAACTCTTAGTTCAAAGGCGACGCCGTTCAGCGTCGCGGTATTGCTTAAAGTTCAGTGTCGGCTCGCTTTAACACGGCGTTGCCAGACATTTTGTGATCATACCGCTCCTTGATTATCTTCCCAGGCGGTAATAGCTTCTATTGCCCACCTGTTTTGACTTCCCTTGCCTTTAAATTTTGGCGGTGGCAATGGGTTTTCTTCACGGGTCATCCAGCGCCATAGCGTCATTTTCGATACTTTGAAGCGCCGCATCAAATCGTTTGTTGTCCAGTATCCTGATGTTTTAATTGCTGTTCTGGATCTTGTTAGTTCAAATGGTTCATCAGCGGTTAATATATTAGGTGATGGTTTCATATCTTCAAACCTTTGATGGCTGGGCAATCAATAATCTCGCTGCATCAGCTTTATCGCAGCAAAATTGGCAGCGCTTTGAGTTGTTGCCAGGAGTTATCTTACCCAGCTGTTCTATTGGTCGGTCATGGCCGCAAGACCGGCAATGAAAATATTTTTTCAGCGGTTGTTTTATTGAGATTTCGGCGGTTGTCGAATTTGGGTTCATCACGCCGCATCCTGTTCAAGGTTTTCGGATGGTTGCGGGTAGTTGGCCCGACACAAGGCTTCCATTAAATCCGGAGGAACACTATTGCCGCATAGCCTAACTTGGGTGGACTTGGTAAATTTTCTGCCGTCATGTCCATGTTCTATGCCGTAATCGGCTGGGAATCCCTGTGCCCTGAATAGCTCGGCCGGTTGCAGCATTCGTAATCCAATGTCGACAATGACGTGCGGCTGGTTATGGATCATGACGGTAACCAGTGCCATGCGGTCTTTGGTGGTGATGGTGGACATCGGCTCTTTAATATTGCCCAGTTGTCCGCCTTCGCTGTAATAGCGCATTAGGAAGGCAGCAACCTTTAACGCTCCTTCCTGATGTTCCGGCGTTAATGTGCATTCGATCAAGCCGAGGCGGTTTTCTGTGGTGATAGTCGCAACCGGGTCATGCATTGATCTTGATCGGTTTGATTCGTCGGTGTAGTAGCTGGAAATAAAGGCCGATACGACAGCCGTTTTCCCGGCGCCTGATGTCATTATTGTTGGTGCCGGTTCAGATACTGGCTGGCCGATGCTGTTGCCAAATTGTCTTGATAAATATGCCATTACGGTGCCGTGATGTTCTCCGCCGGCGCTGATGGTTCGTAGCGGTTCTTTAATATCTCGCCCATCACAGTGGTTGCGTAGGTGGACAAGATGGGCGGCTTTAACAAGCTTAGGCAGTCCAAGGGCGAACTCACCACCTTTAGTTGCTGAGGTTATCGTGCGTAAAGGCTCGGCTGTCGAGTGGGCAGTTACCGAGCCATTGAAGTGCGCGATCGGCACGATGAATGGGTCGGCGCTTTCCAGTACGTATCGGCTCAGGCCTTTGGCGATCCGGCGCAGGGTGGCATCGGCCAGCGGCTTTTTACGCTCGAAAATGCTGTTGATCGGGAACGTGAAATCAATGCACTCGGCTGCGCTGCGCCATTTTTGCTGGCCTTTATCGGGTGCTTTGAAGTGGGTAGGTATCGGCCATTGGATTGGCTGTCCGTCCCGCCGGGCGATCATGAATAAACGCTCGCGGGTGGTAGGTGCGCCAAAGTCAGCAGCGCATAGGGTTTTATCTTCTACAGTGTAGCCCAGTGCCCGTAAGGCTGAGCAAAACCGCTGCCATGTTTGCCCGGCACGTTTACGGTCCGGAATAAGGTGTTGCTGCTGCACAGGCACTCGCTCACCTGGCGCTGATACGCTGCCGTCGAGCTTGATTACCCGTCCGGTAGTTTTATCGCGCTTGGCGACCAGCGGTCCCCATTTTAGTATTTGGGTGACGTTTTCAAGGCTGATGACATCAGGCAAGACTTGCCCGGCCCAGCGATAGCCTACCCAAGCTAATCCACGCAGTTTTTTACTGCGCGGTTGTCCGCCAGCGGCTTGGCTGTGATGGGTACAGTCGGGCGACAGGTGTAACCAGCCGACGGGGCGGCCTTGGGTTGCGCCTTTTGGGCAAACTTCATAGACATCGGCGATAAAATGCCGGGTGTGCTTGTGGTTGGCCCTGTGCATTGATAGCGCATCATCGTTGTGGTTGATGGCGATGTCGGGATGTCGGCCCGTGGCTTGGAAAATCCCGGTGCTGACACCGCCGCCGCCGGCGAATATATCGACAATGAGTTTATTTTTCATTATTGCGGCTCTCTTTCTCAGAACTAATGATGCGGAATCTCCGCTCATCCAGATCTAGCCCCAGTGGGGATCGGTCGCCAGTGCAATAAATAAAAGTCTTAGGCATCGACGTCACATTTTCTGGGAGCGGTAGTATGTCTTCAATAATTAGCCGTTGTGATTTTCCGTCCATTACACTATAACCTCTCTGAATGATTCTGCGCGAGCAAACCAGCCATTTTTAAAAGCTGCTTGTGTTGGGTCGGTATTAATGATTTCCTGATAGTAATGCAGGCGACGGTCGACGATGTTGTTTATAAAATGTTTACCAAGCTCTGTAACAGCACGGGTTGTCGCTGTAATGGTTTTTACGCCGATAATTCCATCCGGCGAAGATTGGCTATAAGAGGCCGAAACTAATGCAGTTTGTAAGATTTTTACGGAGCCTCTACGTCCATGATTTACGGCCATGTCGAGCATGATGGGCTGTATCAGCGTAGGTAAACTGATGATATTGGGCCGGACGTAATACAGGGTATAGTAGATTTTTTCAGCCAGAGCGGGGGTTACGGCTTTTATTTCCGCTATGGTGACATCCATTGGTATGTTGGATGATGGTCGTCTAAAATACTCGGCGTAACTCTTGGCGGTGATGCCGTATTGTGTCGGACCGCCTTTATCAGCAGGGTGGTTAACATAGCCGCCTTCTTTCGCGATGATGGCGGCGATGATTTGTTTTATGGTCATAGTTTTACTTCCAAGTTGTCGATAGCTTGTTTAAGTTGTTTAATCGTTTTTATGGTCCATATAATTTCCTGATCATCATCCCTCGTTACTGCATCACAGGGTGGCACGCCGTTAGTGAGGCATCTGTCATGCTCGAATGCACAGCCACCGCACCCTGCCCCCATAATCGTGGTATCGTTTGCCGGAGCGGCAACATAATTAATCCCGTTTAGGCTAAATTCATGAACCGATCTTATATTTGCCGTTTTCATGATTTAAGCCGCTTCTTTAATAAAAAACGGCGGCTTGGTGCCTGGCCGTTGCAACGCTACGATCTGGAAATCATGCAACTGCCATTCGTCATGCAGCGCTTCGCGAGCGGTTTTAATGTCGGCGATAACCTTTTTATGATCTAACACCAATAGTCGTATGCCATGCAGCTGTGCATCGGCCTCTTGGTACGCGGCAGATAATCGCGGTCGGCAGAGGTTGTATTTTTTATAGTCCGCATGATCGGAATTTTGCACATCGGTAATGATCTGCTTGAGTTTCCGGGTATTGCTGTCCAGGATAAATTTGATGGTTTCAGCCACGGAATGGTCGGATATTTTTATGCACATGACAGTACCCCTTAGTGCAACACACGGACTTTGCGCCGGATGATGCTGCTTAGTTTTTGGTTGGCGCTGACTAAGGCAATTATCCTGGCGGTATTGGTCCCGAATTCATACGCCAGATCATCGCTACACCCATGCCGCAGCTGTTCAAGGGCGATTCGGATAGCTGTTATGGACTGCGGCATATTAAGTCCCAGTTTTTTGCAGTACACATTAACCTGTTCGGCAAGATCCGCGCGTCGCCGCTGCTCGTCAGTTTGTTTTGCGCGGTAGGCGCTAATCCGGATTAGGTTTGATTGGTATTGTTCTAAAGGTGTTTGCATGGTCATAACCCTCGTTATTTGCCGGTATGGCAAAGGTATAAAATGCGTTGTGCAAAATACTCATCATATTTTTGGTCAAGGTCGAATTGCGCGGTGTCTCGTGCCATTACGGCGGCGCTGTAGTCCCACCATGCGTTTAAACTCTGCTTATCCATGGTTAATTGTCCGGCGTATGGGTTTTGACTTCGCCGCCGAACAGCTCAACCAGGCGAGGCAGGAAGTTGGCCAGTTCCAGCGACATGATCGAAAAATCGACATCGAACCGGTCGGCTTCGGATTCTGTTTCAGTCTCGGCTACTTGATCCTGTATCAGGTCAAGAAATTTCAGGCGTTTAATGGCCAGCTCGTCATCGATAACAAATGACAGGCGATCGGCCCAGGTTACGGCCAGCTTAAAAACGTGTTTGCCTGAATCCAGATGATTTTTAATTTCCGGAAGGCTCAAGTCGTGGCGTTTGCAGCGGATAATGCCGCCTTCTTCTTCCGGTGCGCGTAGTTCGCATTCGTCATCAAGGGTGATGTCATCCGGTGCCGGCGCTTCATCATCCAGCCAGCCGGTCATCACGCTAACAGGACGGTTTAAGGTGATCCGGTTAATCGGCGTGGCCGGTAATGAGCCAAGGCATTTACGCAAGCTGCTGAGCAAATCTTCGGCTTTATTCGCCGAGGCAGCATCAACAACCAGCCAGCCGCCTTTGGGGTCGATGTAGGCGTAAGTCTTGGTTTGGAAAGTAAACGCCCTGGGCAATAGCTCAAAGATCAGTTCGTCTTTAATGGCGATTCTTTCTTTTTTGCCTAACTTGCGGCCCTGTTGTTGTTCGGCTTCAAGAATCTTTTCCTGAGTCATTTCATTAACGACCATTGTGGGCAGGACTCTTTCTTCTTTTTGGCCGCACAGCATTAAAAAGCCGTTTGAACTATGCACCAGCTGTTCCGATGATTTGCCTAGCGGTGATGTCCAGCCATAGGTGGACAGTTCGTGACTGCCGCAAGGGCTGAAAGCCATTGGCAACAGTTTTTGTTCAAGGTCTGGATCGACGGCGAAATCGCTGTTAAGTCGATAGATGTTTATATTTTTAAACCACATAATAATGCCTTATCGGTTGGTTGCACTGGGAGCAGGGCGCTCCCAGTGGTTTTAATCAGCATCCGTGCAACTCATTGGCGTTTCCGCGTTTTTGCCCAGCTTGAGACGAGTCGGGCTGGTCGTATTTTTTTTCAAAGCCACTATTTGTAATGGGTTTGAAAAAAATGCCCGCGATACAAGCCGGGCGAGATCAGGAGGCGCTGAGTAAATCGGTTTTCGAATCCTTATATTTGTTGCAGGGTTCTTAATGTTGTCGCTAATTCGGTTTCGGTGACATGGAGTCGGTTTGCCAACGCGGCTTTGTTGTCGCTGTCCAGGTTGTTGCACCAGAGCAGCACGGATAAGCGGTCTTGGCCTGTTAGAGTCTTTTTGGTATCTTCGATATAGGCCGCATTAAGGCCGCGCTCTTCAAATACGGCTATGATTTGCAGTGCCAGCCAATCAAGTGTTTTTTTAGCCATGGTTATCGCTCCTGTTTTTTGTTGTTTTTAATGTCGGGTTACGCTGTGCTAACCTGACCTACTTGGCTTTTAGTTCAATCAATAAAGGATTTTTATGTCGCTACTCATTAACCCGGTTCATTGCTACGCTGTTCATCCCTCTGATGCAGGCAGAATTGCTTATATTGATGGGCTTTGGAACCCAACACATACGCTGCCATATGAGGGCGAGATCATTACTCGTCCGTTTTTGGTTGATCCAAAGACCCGGCAACCAATTCCTGTACGGGTGATTGAGATTCAAGAGCATCTCGAAATTCAACCTCATACCCTCGTTGTCGTAGTGACTCGATCAGACCAGTGTCATTAGGCGTGATTTTGTGTGAGCCAATAATCACTACTTCTGTTCTTTCGGTTGCTGTCATTGGGTTGGTTCCGTTTTTGTTGTTTTTAATGTCGGGTAGGGTGAAGATTTACCCCGGCCTGCTTGGCTTGGCTAATTTGCGTTGATCATGTGTTCGTAGCCGCTTTGGCAGCGGATTTTGCAAACGCCCCACCCCTCGGCTATTTTTTCTTTTGCCATACGGATGGCATGCCCCATGTCCCAAGCCTCAATGCTGAGGGATGATTCTTGGCCGCCTTGCAGCATTAAATAATATTGGTTCATGTTGGTTGCTCCGTGTTTTGTTGTTTTTAAATGTCGGGGTACGCTGCGCTAACCCGACCTACTTGCTTTTGGGTATCTTCGATGTAGGCCGCATTAAGGCCGCGCTCAGCAAATACGGCTATGATTTGCAGTGCCAGCCAATCAAGTGTTTTTTTAGCCATGGTTACGCTCCTGTTTTTTATTGTTTTTAATGTCGGGTTACGTTGTCGTTAACTCGACCTACGTGGCTATTTTGCCTCAGTGGTTAGCAATTTATTGCTAATATGGTTTCATGTCAAGCAATTTATTGCTTAACTAAAATTTTAGGCAATAAAAAACCCGCTCAGGGCGGGTTTTGTAATGGTGTTGTTGACTATGGATTAAATAGATCGATCTGACGGTTTGCTGAGCGGTGTTCTATCACTTCAAGTATCGAATACTCTGACTTCATTCCTTTCATGGTGAGCCATTGTAGGAGCTGAACCTTGGCTTTTAAGATGTCGTTTTTGGCAAAAACTTCTTCGCTTGCATTAACGCGAGCTAAAAAGTCTTCATCCAGTATTTCAGCATAAAATGTTTGAATACCGTCGGTAAAGCGCCATTTATTTCCATCTGCAAATGACGCATTGATGATTTGCAAGCTGACGATCGTCGTTTGGTCGTTTATTTTTTCATCGCCAGGATCGGGGGCGACAAAATAAATTGACTCCCTCTTATCTATCATTAAGAGCGGTTTTCCGGGTGCATCAGGATCAACGATTGCGAATGACTCAATACCATCACGCAGCAGGGGCTTGGTTATGATGTTTTCAAATGCTTGTCTTATTTTATGGTTTTGCAGAAGGGCAAGGGCGGTCTTTTCAATATCATAATGATCATCATCAATATAAACTCTAACGATTCCATTGTCAGCAACTTCTGTTTTAGTGATTTTCCTATTCCGAACCCAACGCAAAAAACCTATTAATGTGCCGCCAGTATAGTTAGCAAGGCCAATAATACCGGCTGCATTTAAAACAGCCGTTGTATTGCCATGATTAAATATGTCAATAGCGTCTAAGATTAGGCTTTTAGCGGTAGCAACCATTTCGACGCCAAAGCAACCTGTTTTAAATGATCCCTTTACGCTGACGCCTATTTTAAATTTATCGCCATATAGCGAGTTTCCAACCTCTTCCATAAGGCTTCCGATAGCCATTAGAGCGGGTGCAAGGTCATGCACATCCATCTCGTGGTTATCGAGAGCAGGTCCGTCATAGATTACTTGGAATTTAGCTGGCTTCATGTCAATCATTTTAACGCCTTATTTATCGTAATGCACGTTACGCTAAACCAGTTCGTAATCATGGAAGTCGGGAAAGCTGCTTATGGCCTACACTCACAGGCCTCAACGTGTCGAGCATTGAAAAATTGTTCCCGATCTATGAATTTACAGTGCAGGTCACTGCGGTTTTTTATTGTTTTTATTAAAGTTTATTTTAATTACTCAGGTACGCCGGCTCGGCTGCAATCGTCTTTTTTAATCTTTTTCCATTGTATAAAGTTAGGCTCATCTTTTGCGTTAAGATAGCTTGACGTAATTACGGTAGCCTGTACGCAAATATCCATTGGTGTTCCACTGCGCTTGACTATTTCGTATCGTTCAAGGGAGTCGCTAATGGCTTTGTAATAGGTATCTTGCAAAGCATCCGCTTGGCTATATCCGGAAATTAAATACAAGCAAGAGGCAATCGCACCAATAATGTTGGCGTTAGATTGTAATGGGCTTTTTTTCTTTATTGTCATAATTGATCCTATTTTTGATTGAAGTGTTAGTTGGTGATGTTGATAAATTTTGCCCAGGATTCCTCACATAGTATTGTCACGGGGCTGCCTTGCTCTTGGTAAAGTAAGGCTTTTTCTATTTTTCTGCCGTGGCTGGTGGCTATCCAGTCGCGGCTGGCGAGTGCGCCGATGACTAGATAATCAAGCTTTTTAGTGACGGATTTGGCCGGTATGCCGCCCAGCTCGGTGATGATTTGTTCGCATTTATCACGGGTTCCGGTGATAAATGCGCCGGTTAAGCAAAATGTTGAGCCATTAACAATGAGTTCGTCAGGCTCTTGGTTGCCGAAGCTGGTGCTAAAGCCGCCCGCTGCACCGGTCTCTTGAAAAGTTCCACCTATAAGTTTAGATAAGGTTTGGTAGAAGTCTTCCCGCTCTTCCTGGGTGATGATGTTGTCGGCCAAGATGTCGTCAATACGTTGTTTAACAACGTTGAGCGGGAATGATCGAGTATAGGCCTCGTTGTCTTTTAGCCATAGATTGAGGAAGTGAATTTCGTTGTCATTGATAACCTGGTCTGCGGTAATGCCCATAATGAGGCCATACAGGGTATTGATAGCCTTGATCTCGTTGCTTGCGGCGTGGAAGCCGGGCGGTAGTTGGTTGTTATGGTAACGGTTCATTCTATTTGCTCGTCTTTGGTGCTGCTGATTGTTAGCCATGTCCCCATGGTTTCAGTCTGGGTCAGTGTGTATTTAATGCCGTTACGAATGGCGGTTCCACCAAGCTGTCCTCTTTTAGAACCAAAGCCGAGTGAGTTTATTACACTCCCTCTATCGGCCTTTGATAGCTTGGGATTCGTTGCAATCACAGCGGAAAGTATGCCTTCGAGCACGTTAGCTCCCGACTTCAGAGTTCCGTCTCCCGTTCCTATAAATATGATGTCAGTTACATCGCCGGAAATCTTATTTGCCGTAATTATCAGTGCGAGGTTATTGGATAGTGCTGCATTCGTTATTTGTTCTTCGCCGTTATCGCTATCATTAACCGTTAGGTTATTTGGATTGATGGTTAGGTTCATTTCCTTAGCGGCATTTTTATAAGCACTTATAAATTCGGTAGTGGTAAAGCCCATGCCGAGATTTTCTTTCTTAATCGGTTTAGCCGTCTCGGATTTTGGTTGGGTGGGGCTTCCATCGGTGGTTACGGTATTGTTATCTTTAATGATTCCGACAAGGGAACCTACTGCCGCAATTAATATGAAAACGACTAAACAGCCTGTCCATGCCTTAACTCCTGGATTTGCCGCGCCGCAATTCGGACAGGTTTTTGCACTTCTATCAACTTGGTGTTTGCAGGATTTGCATTCAACCAGACTACTCATATCTTTATGCTCCCTTTTTTTATGGTTTGTATATAGGCAATTGCTTACGCCGTAGCTGATGCGACAAAAGCAAAGCAGCTACGGTTTATTTATCGTAATAGTTATGTAGATCCGTTAACGACTTTATTTATATATTCCTCACCTTGATAGTGAGCGCGTGTCTCAGAGACAACCATTGTCGCGTGTTTGCCGCTATTGTCGCTGTGTAAATAATTTTCTACCAGTTTTTCGATGCGATTGCTGAGCAATTCTTCAATTGGTTGGTTAGGGATCATCAAGTGAAATGCTTGCAAGCCAAAGTGCTCGGCTAGTTTATCGATGGTATCTGAGCGGATACTTTCCACATTTTCTTCATCAAATAAATAGCTGACGGTGCGTTGTGATAATCCAACCAGTTTTCCGAACTCAGCTTGGCTCATTTTGCGGCCGGTTTCCCTGGCTCTATGGTCTAGTAAAGTTTTGACGTTCCCTGCAACTATTTTCTTAGTATTAATCATGTGTTCAATGATAAATCCACGGCCTAGCAATGGTTTATTTTTAATTAAGCAATTCTTTGCTTGTTTAACTAGCAATAAATTGCTAAATTGTTGCGTATGAAAATTATGAAGCATGTCGAAAGCCTCCAAGAGCAGGTGGCAAAGCACGGGGATTATAGGGGCCTTTCTAGCAAGGCTGGGGTTAGCTTTCATTGGCTTTCCAAGTTTGCCGCTGGGCATATGCCAAATCCGACGATCAAGAACATCGCTAAGGTGGAGTCGTTTTTTAATCATGAGATTGGCTCGAAGTAGTGGGGTATTTTGGTGTGAAGTCTGATTTGTTTGAGTTGCAGTCCTATAGGTTGGGCATGTTGTTTGAAGAGCAAAGATAATTTTAACCCCCACAGTCCTGTCTAGTAATAGGGCTGATTACCTAGGTAGGTTTACCTATGATTCCAGATAGTTATCAACCGGCAGATTGGCGTAATACGACGAGCGCGGACGCGGACAACCAGCAAATTGGTGTCGGCTTTAATTTGTTAGACGGCAGCATTATGAGGCTGGCTTTGTCATTTGATGGTGAAAATGTATGACCGCCTACTAAGTCGTCAAGGGCATGTTGCGGCATGTGATCTACCAAGGCTGTCGTCTTGATAGATCACATGCCATCGGTTGCCTTTTTGTTTGATAAAGAATGTTCCTGCTTGGGTTTTGTGAAGGTAGGTCATGGCGGATCTGATGTGGTTGGTTAAATTTTTAAGCATAGCAGTAAAGGGTATTTATGACTATTAAGGCGAAAATGGTTAATCAAGGGCGATTTACGAAGCGCGAGGCCGAGGTGGCAACGCTGATGGCTGAGGGTCATGCGGATAAGGTTATCGCGCGTTTACTGGCGGTCAGTATTCGCACGGTTAATGCGCATGTCGGCAATATCTATGAGAAGTTGGCGTTGCATTCTGAATCTATTGGAGTTAGTACGGCGGCCATTAATAGCCGGTGTTATGCGGTGGCGGTGATGATTGCGCGGGGCATGATCAGTGTGTCGATTAAGTCGATTGTGATGGTGCTGATTTTTAACGCGACGCTGGTTGATGATGACAGTGCGGTGCGGGTGCGTAACGGCCGGGGTAGGGCGCATGCGCATGTGTCTCGGATGCGCAGGGTTGGCGATGCTTAAGATTGGCCGAGGTCTGTTTTGGCTTTTGGTTGGGCTGCTGGTTTTGTTGGCATTTGTTGTTGCTAATGTGTTGATGACGGTTGTTGATGGTTTATGGGCATGGGTTGCGCTCGCGATTTGTCGTAAGTTCGATGCTCAGTTTGGGGATTGGTGATGGTTGGTTTACACAATGCTCATGTGATTCTTTACAAAGGTCTTTTATGTCCTTGGGCGGAATTGCAAGGACGGCCGTTGGCCCAATTGGTTTATTACACAGAGTACATGCAGGAGGCTGATCCGGAATGGAAGCCGATGCATTTAAGGAATATAGAAATTATGACGGGTATGGATATGGTCTTAGGTGATTATAGGGTCGAGTATTACACGGCCGACAAGCGGCTGATTGTTACTGAGCCTGCAATGTCGTTAGGTGCTGCCAAGCAGATGGCTGATGTTAATCGTAATCACCCCGATATTGCCGCAGCTAATTATGCGGTGATGCGTTGCGTTTTGAACTCACTGGATGAGCAGGACGCCCCATGATCTATCCCCGCTCCCCTTTATTAATTAAAGCGTTTTTAAATCTAATTTTATTGCTTGTTAAGTTAGCGATTGAATGTCTGATGCCAGATAAAAGGTACTTCCCAGCATCCCCCCTTGCGGGTACGAAGGGGCTCGATTTGTTTGTAGGTAGTGGCGTTGTGAGTTACTAAACAATGTCTTCGAATTATGATGATGTAAAATTACAGCTGGTTGGGTTTGGCCTTCAGGTCGATCGACTGACAACTGGGCGCATGATCCGCTGCCGGGTTGAAGGTGACCGAGAGAAACGCGGCTGGTATATCCTGCATGAAATCACCCTGACCGGCGGCGACATCGTCTTTGTCGGCTCGTATGGTATCTGGCAGGGCGCGGACAACAATGCGCAAAAAATAGAGATCACCCGAACCGACCTCAGCGCCGAGCAAAAAGCCGCCATCAAGCAGCGCATTGCCGACGACAAAAAGCGCGTGGACGCGGAGCAAAAACGCAAAGCGGAACAATCAGCTGCCAAAGCCAGTGCCGCCTGGCGCAACCTTGAAATAGACGGCGATTGCGACTACCTGCACCGCAAAGGCGTCATTGCCCATGGCGTAAGATTTACCGAAAAAGGCGCATTGGCCGTGCCGATGCTGGACACCCAAGGTCGCATCCACGGACTGCAATTCATCCTGGATAAAGAAAAACAAAAAGACCTGATCAAAAAGCACAACGGCCGCGATAAACAATACTGGCCAGCGGGCGCCGTAAAGAAAGCCCATTTCCACCTGATCGACAGTCCAACCACACTCATACTGGTTGCTGAAGGCTATGCCACCGGCGCTACCGCTTACGAAGCCACCGGCTTTCCGGTAGCAATTGCCTTCGATGCCGGCAACCTTCAATCTGTCGCCCAGGCGCTAAAAAAATACTACCGCGAAGCGCAAATCCTAATCTTAGCCGACGATGATGCATTCGCTCGCTGCCAGCATTGCCAGCAACCGGTACAAGTTAACCTATCCGCAACTTGCCCGCACTGCAACGAACCGCACGGCAAGAAAAACGCGGGAAAAGAATACGCAGAACTGGCCGCGCTGGCCGTCAATGGCCGCGTCGTATCGCCAAAATTTGCCGATCCGGAAGCCCGGTTCGACCACTACTGCCGCAACCAAGGCAAACTGACCGACTTCAACGACCTGCACCTGATCGATGGCCTACACACGGTAAGGATTCAGATCGAGGAAGCCATCAAGCAAGCAGGATTCACCGTCACCGCCAAAGCGCGGGAAGCGCAACCACAGGGGGGTGGGGAAGCTACAAAAGCCGCACTAAAACCCATCGACTGCTACGACCACGCCCTGGGTCGATTCAGCCTCGTCTATGCTATGGGTGGTATGCTCTTCGATGCCCAAGAGCACATGCGCATCGCGCTCAACGACTTCAAGCAAGCCTGCGTCCACTCCGACATCCCCAAGCGCTGGCAAGAAAGCAAACAGCGGCGGATCGTCAGGCCCGACGAAGTCGGATTTGACCCGACCGAAAAAGACAAGAACATCACCTGCAACGTCTGGGACGGCTTCCCGACCACGCCGATTGAAGGTAACTGCGAGCGCCTGCTAGACCTGCTCATGTACATGTGCGCCGAAGAAAAAAACAGCGAGGCTGTTTACAACTGGGTACTGCGCTGGCTGGCGTACCCGCTGCAACATCCCGGCGCAAAGATGAAAACCACCATCGTCATCCACGGCCCGCAAGGCACCGGCAAGAACCTATTCTTCGACGTCATTCTCGGCATCTACGGCAAATATGGCCGCATCATTGACCAGTCGGCTATCGAAGATAAATTCAACGATTGCTTCGGCGGTAAACTGTTCATGCTCGCTGATGAAGTCGTGGCACGATCCGACCTTTACCACATCAAGAACAAGCTCAAAGGCCTGATTACCGGCGACCGAATCCGCATAAACCCGAAAAACATGGCGGCCTATGAAGAGGCCAACCACGTCAACCTCGTTTTCCTGTCGAACGAGCGAATGCCGGTCGTCCTCGACCAAGATGACCGGCGGCACCAGGTTATATGGACGCCAGCAAAACTAGGACCCGATTTTTATAACGAAATAGCGCTGGAAATCGACAACGGCGGCGCGGAAGCCCTGCATTATTACCTGGTCAACCTACCGCTGGGCGACTTCAACCCGCATACCAAACCGCTGATGACTACCGCCAAACAAGACCTGCAAGACCTCAGCAAAGACAGCATCATCCGTTTTTACGACGAGTGGAATACCAATGAAATCAGCGGCGTGCCACCCATTCCGGCGCTGTCGGAAGACATCTACACCCTATACACCCACTGGTGTAGACGGGAAGGCGTCAGAGCCGCACCCAAAAACAAAGCCATTGACGCCATAGCCAAGCGCCCTGGCGTAAAAAAAGAACGAAAGCGCTACCTAAACGGAGTGGCCATGGTCGAAAACCCGAAAACCATCATCACCCCCGCCAACGCCGAAGAAATGTCACCCGGTAATTCAGAAGCCGGTTGGCTTGGTTTTAACATCAATAATTTCAAGGATTCAGTCGATGCGTACAAAGAAGATAGCCGCGCTTAATATTGTGCAGGGTGTGCAGGCAGTTGTGCAGGGTATTGTGCAGAGTCAAAGCCGCGCCGCGCGTGGCCTGTGCAGGGTGTGCAGTACTTCCCTTTACGTGACGCGCGAGAAACAAACCGCCACCACCGCCAAAAATAAAACCGCCCTCGCGTATATGGGTTCCCTGCACACCCTGCACACCCTGCACAGACCACGAACGCAGACGCCTCGCGTTTTTTCGTGCCCTGCACTCGCGCCTGCACACCCTGCACAACCTTTATTTTATTAAAAAAATGAAAAAGATAGTTTGTGGACCAGAGAACGTAAAAGCCTTTAACGGGCAAATGAAAGAGCTGGTGCCTGAATTTCACGCGCTGGCTAAGCAGCTCCACGCCGCTGGCTTAATTAACGGCCTACGCGGCGCTACGCTCGAATTACCCCCGTTTACTGAACAAACAGCAACAGAGCAGCCGAAAGAATCACGATATTGCAAAGAATGCGGACACTGGCATATCCCGCTGCAATGCACTAAGCAAGAGGCGACAGCATGACTTTTATGAGCCAAACCGCCTTTGCCGACCACATCGGCGCTAACCGCAGCTACGTCACCCAGCTTAAAAACGCTGACCGCTTAGTCATGGAAGATGGAAAAGTAAACGTCGAAGCCTCCATCCAGCGTATAGCCGAAACCAAAGACCCATCCAAAGAAGGTGTGACCAAGCGGCATGAGCAGGAGCGTGAGCGTAAAGAACAGGATGCAGGAAAAGAGAGTTCTGCGGTTAGTGGCTCAGGCAGTCGCTATCAATCAGCCAAAGCCAGACGAGAAGAAGCTAACGCCGAATTAACTGAAATCGATCTGAAAACGCGTCGCGGTCAATTGCTGGTAGCCGACGAAGCCAAAGCCTGCGTAGCCGATGGCGACACCATCATCCGCAACCGGCTCGAATCCCTGCCCGACATCCTAGCGCCGCAACTGGCCGCAGAAACCGACGAACAGAAAATCCGCTCCATGTTGATGGATCACATTGAATCCCTGCTCGGCGACTTGTCGCGCAGTTTTTTACACCTTAGCAAAGTAGAGAAAACATGAACTTATCTATCTCATTTAGTGGTGGAAAAACGTCGGCATATATGACTAAGTGGCTGCTTGATAATAAATTAAACGATTTCGACAACGTTGTTATTACATTTGCAAACACAGGGCAGGAACTTGAGGAAACATTAGAGTTTGTAAATCGCTGTGACAAGGAATGGAATTTAGGAGTGGTCTGGCTAGAGGCTCTTGTCGATCCAGTGAAAGGAAATGGAACCAAGTTTCGACGCGTGACATTTGAAACAGCATCACGCAATGGTGAGCCATTTGAGGAGTATATAAAAAAACATGGTATTCCGAATCAAGCATTCCCGAAATGTACGTCTGAGCTGAAGCTTGCTCCCATGCGTTCATATTTACGGTCATTGGGTTGGAAAAATGGAACCTATAAAACCGCGATTGGAATCAGGATTGATGAAATGGATCGCGTAAGTTCGAACATGGAAAAAGAAAATCTTATCTACCCATTGATTGAATATACAAAGGCAACAAAAGAGATGATTAATCTCTGGTGGGGACGTCAGTCATTTAATCTAAATATCATGGAGCACCAAGGGAATTGTGCATGGTGCTGGAAGAAAAGTAAGCGGAAGTTGCTAACCCTAGCTGTTGATACGCCTGAAGTATTTGAATTTCCAATGCGGATGGAAGATCAGTATCGATTTGCTGGGCCTTGGCAAGATCCAAGTGGAGTTGGACGGCTTTTTTTCAGAAAAAATACCAGCACGAAACAATTGCTGGAAGAATCAAAATTGCCCTTTGAAAGATGGAAGCCTGCTGCGGTCAATTTCGACTTATTTAATTATGAGCTTGATTCGGCTGGCGGCTGCTCTGAAAGTTGTGAGGTTTATTAAGCTATGCAGGCACAATCACAATACAGCAACGCTAGGGAGGTTATCAACACCACCCGCGCCCGCGCCTACGCCCCGCGCAAAACTCAGACCGTGTCCGAATGGGCGGATAAAAATATCGTCCTGTCGCGCAAAACCAGTCCTGAGCCTGGCCCGTGGCGAACCGACAGAAACCCGATCCTGCGTGAGCCGATGGATTGTCTGTCGGCCCGCTCGACGATACACGAAGTCGTTATCAAATTCCCCATCCAGATCGGTAAAAGCGAGATTGGCCGCAACGCCATCGGCTACTGGATGGATGAAGCGCCCGGCCCAATCATGGCCTGCTTCCCGGCAGATGTCAGTATGCAAAAATGGATTAACCAAAAGCTTAATCCCATGCTCGATGATTCGCCAGCGGTAAAAAACGTTATGGTGTCAACCAACAGCCGCAACGCTGCCAATACCAAAGAGTTTAAGGACTTCTTGGGCGGCCAACTCTATGTCGAGCATGCTGGAGCGCCAGCCCGTTTGAAATCGACCTCTGTTAAATACCTGGTCGTCGATGAATTGACCGAATTTGCCAATGCGCTGAAAACAGGTGATGACCCGATGGTCATGCTGGAAGACCGCTATTCGGCCTTTATCTCTACATACAAGCGGCTGGACATCTCATCGCCCGGCACAAAAGGTATTTGCCGGATCGATGAGCGCTACGAGTTATCAGACCAGCGCCATTATCACATGCCGTGCCCGCACTGCCTTGCCGAAATCAACTTCGAATGGTCAGGACTGCAATGGATGCAGGGCGGCAAAAACGTCGTATATGCCTGCCCGGAATGCGCGTGCATTATTGAAGAGCACCAAAAAACCGACATGATTAAGTCAGGGCGCTGGATTCCTAAATTCCCAGGACGGTCGATTCGCGGCTATACCGTCAATTGCTTGTATTACCAAATAGGCTTAGGCCCACGCTGGGAAAAACTGGTAGAAATGTGGTTAGGCGTTCAAAACGACCCCGCTAAGTTAAAAACCTTTGTCAACAGCCGCCTGGCCGAAGCCTGGGAAGACCCATCCATGCGCGCGGTAAAACTCAACGTCATCGCCGACCGCGCCGAACCCTACCGCCTGCGCGTTGCCCCGCTGGGTGTTTGCGCCGTTACCGCCGGTGTGGATACCCAAGACAACCGCTTGGCCGTGCAAATCGTCGGCTGGGGTAAGGGTATGGCTTGCTGGGTGCTGGATTACATTGAACTGATGGGCGACCCCGCAGACGATGCCGTCTGGATAGCCTTAACCGACCTGATTAACCGGCCTATCGAACACATCAACGGCCACGCCCTGCCGATCCAAGCCACTGCGATCGATGCAGGCGGCCACCGAACCGAAGCCGTCAAAGACTTCGTGCGCCGCCGCATGATCCGCCGCCCGATGGTCATCTTTGGCGCCGTACCCAACAACGCACCGGTGCTGTCCCGGCCCAAAGCCCAAGACGTCAACTGGAAAGGCCAATACAACAAACGCGGCGTGATGATCCAGCATGTCGGCACCGTCGCGGTTAAAAATGTCCTATTCGGGCGCATGAGCACTGACGGTGATAAAGACAACGCGGCCCGGCTGCTACATTTTTCCGAAGATTTGCCGCGCGAATACTTCACCGGCATCGTCTCCGAAACCTTTAACCCCCGCACCAATCGCTTCGAGACTAAGCGCGGTGCACGTAACGAATCGCTGGACACGCTGGTTTACGCCTACGCCGCTGCCCATCACCATGAATTGCGCCTGCACCTGCATACCGCTGCTAAGTGGGATGAGTTGGGGGCAAAGCTGGCGGTGGTGTCGAGCGATGAGTATAGGCGCTTGCAAGCAGAGGCCGCCATAGTGGCGCAGCAACCAGCACCGCTGCCGCCACCTAAAAAGCCAGCAAAATCCAATCAGTTAACTTCAAATGCATGGAGCTCCAGACTATGAGTGTATCAGACCATATTGCCGCAGCATTGCGGCGCGATGTTCATGAAGCGCTGCAAAGCTCAATCGGCTTTAAAGACGACATCGCTGAATCGCTGGCGGCCGCAGTAGTCAAAAAGATTCAACAACGCTGGGGCGGGCGTGAGGTATATATATCAGTTGCCGACGATAGCATTGAGCGCAATGTGGCGATAAAGCAGGAATTTAACGGCAGTAATCATGCCGAAATTTGCAGCCGGTACAATATCAGCTTAAGTACGCTGTATCGGATTATTAGGTAGCCAGTCGAACTAGCCGATCTCGGTAATCCTACCTATAGACACATCCTAAAAAATATTGTCACGTTTTCCGGTGAAATGACACAAACAAGCTGATGTAATCTACCCATGACTACATCAGCCGAAATGCTCGCCAAATACACCGCCGCCGAAGCCGCCATTCTGGACGGCCAAATTGTGCAATTTGGTGAGCGCAAATTAACGCGAGCTAATCTATTAGAAGTCCAGCAGGGCCGCAGGGAATGGCAACAGCGCGTTAATGCAGAGGCCAGAATCAACGCAGGCGGCACCTCGCCGCGCTTCCAAACACCGGATTTTCGCTAATGAATCCGCTGGACTACGTCATCTCCGCTATTTCCCCTGAAAAAGGTTTGCGTCGTATGCAAGCCCGTCGGGTGATGGCCGCATATGAAGCCGCAAAGCCTACCGTACTGCGCAAGCAAAGCCGGGATTCCGGCAGCGGTGATCGAGTGGTCAGACAAGCCGGGCCAAACCTGCGCAACCAAGCGCGATACCTGGACGAGAATCACGATTTAGCTGACGGCGTTTTAACGGCGCTGGTCAATAACGTCGTCGGCGCCAACGGCATCGGCATAGAACCGCAGCCGCGCACTATCGGCGGCGAAATCCACGATGAATTAGCCGATGAATTATTGCGGCTCTGGAAAGACTGGTGTCGCAAGCCCGAATGCACTTTTTCCACTGACTGGGCAGGCGCTCAACGACTGCTGTGCCGCAGCTGGGTACGTGATGGCGAGGTGATGACAAAATCATTAGTCGGCACCGTACCTCATCTGGATCACGGCACTGTTGTTAAATTTACCCTGGAAATGCTTGAAGCGGATATGTGCCCGCTTATTTATGATGATCCTTCCAAAAGAATCGTTCAAGGCATACAAAGAAACGCTTGGGGCGCGGCAATCAATTATTACCTTTACCTAAACCACCCCGGCGACATCAGCGTTTATAACTCGCTTGCGCTTAGCCTAAAGCCGGTCAGTGCAGATCTAATTAATCATTTGCGTCTGCGTAAGCGCCTTAGCCAATTTCGCGGCGTGACGGTTTTTGCCTCAGTCATGACCCGGCTTGATGACATTAAAGATTACGAAGAATCCGAGCGCATCGCTGCCAAGATCGCTGCCTCAATGGCTGCCTATATCAAAAAAGGTCAGCCGGAAATGTACGACCCCGAAAAGCCGGGCGAGGCAAGATCGTTAAGATTTAGTCCCGGCATGGTATTTGATGACCTGATGATCGGCGAAGAGATCGGCACGATTGATACCAACCGTCCGAACCCGCAATTGATTGAGTTCCGCAAAGGCCAGCTCCGTGCTGTTGCTGCCGGAACCGGCGCCAACTACTCCACTGTCGCCCGTTGCTACGACGGCACTTATTCCAGCCAGCGCCAAGAATTGATTGAGGGCTGGGCAAATTACCAAGTACTGACCTCTGAGTTTATCGCGGGCATGGTGCAGCCAACCTGGGAAACCTTTGTAAAAATGGCGGTGCTGGATGGCTTGGTTAAAGTCCCGGTCGACATAGACCCGCTGACTCTGGATGACGCGCTGTTTATCGGCCCCTCTATGCCCTGGATTGATCCATTGAAAGAGGTCAAAGGCAACGTTGAAGCAGAACGGGCAGGGTACATCTCCGGCCCCGAAGTGATTCGCAAGCGTGGCGGCAACCCACGCGACGTACGCGAGCAGTCAGCCCGCTGGCGCAGACAATTAAAATCAAACGGCTTGATCAGCTCCGCCGATCCAGCCAATGACAAACAACCCGGAGCAGCCAATACCGCCTCCAGCGATAACCAACAAGGAGTCTCTAATGGCTAAATGGTACGAAATCAAAGCCAAAGGCAATAAAGCCGCTGAAATCAATATCTATGGCGACATCGGCGAAAGCTGGTGGGGCGAATCCATTACCGCTAAGAGTTTTGTAACCGATTTGGCGGCACTGGATGTAGAAACCCTAACCGTCCGCATTAACAGCTATGGCGGCTCTGTATCTGATGGTATCGCTATTTATAACGCAATCAAGCGCCACAAAGCCAGCACTACCGTAGCTATTGATGGCGTAGCGGTCAGTATAGCGTCATTGATTGCAATGGCAGGCGACACTGTGGAAATGGCCGACAACGCACTGATGATGATCCATGCCCCGTGGGCATCGACATCGGGCAACGCAGCAGACCTGCGTGAAGCTGCTGACGTGTTGGATAAATACGCTACGGCGATGAGCAGCAGTTATGTCGATAAGACCGGTAAGACTGTCGAAGCAGTGATGGGTTGGTTAACCGATGGCATCGACCACTGGTTTACCGCGTCAGAGGCCAAGGCAGAAGGTCTGGTTAGTACCGTCACCGCTGCTTTGCCGGTGTCTGCACAATTTAATTTAAACCGCTTTAAAACCATTCCGGCAGCCGCTGGGATTTTTATAAAACCGTTAAACCAGGAAAGCACCATGACTCCAGAAGAAATAGCAGCGGCAGCAAAAGCAAAAGCCGATGCCGACGCAAGGGCGGCAGGAACAGTTAATCAGCCTGCAGATCCACAGTCCAGCGAGGCTGAGATTAAAGCGCGAGTATTGGCAGCAGAAAACCTGCGCCGTACCGACATCAGCGCAAAATTTCAGCCTTTTGCAAAAATGGCGGGGGTATCCGATCTGATGACTCAATGCAGCAATGACAGCAATATCGATGTCCATGCAGCGGTTGAAAAACTGCACTTGCTACTGGGTAAAGACTTGTCGCCCACTGCGGCAAATTTTAACCATCGCATAGAAACCGGCGAATCCGATAACGAAAAATTCGCCAAAGGCGTAGGGCAGGCCATCATGGCTCGATGCGGCGTTGAAAAGCACGATCCGCAGAATGAATACCGTCGACATAGGCTTGAGGACATTGCCGCCGCGAGTCTTGAGCGTTCAGGTCGTAGCGTAAAAGGCATGGACAGAATAAGCATGGTTAAGGCTGCTTTATCCATGCGTCCAGTCGCATACGGGCAGACTACCAGTGACTTACCTGTATTGCTTGAAAACGTCATGCACCGCATGTTATTGGCGGCTTACGGCATTACGCCTGACACCTGGACACGGTTTTGCAAACAAGGCACCGTCTCAGACTTTAGGGATTGGCTACGCTTACGTACCGGCTCAATCGGTGACATTCAAGATGTTAACGAGGCAGGGGAATACCAACATCTTTCTTTGCCGGATGCGAAAAAAGAAAGCATCAGCGCTACCCGCAAAGGCGCAATTATCAGCATTACGCCTGAAGTCATTATCAACGATGACATTGGCTTTATTTCCGACATGACATCCATGCTGGGCCGTGCAGCTAAACGCACCATCGAAAACCGCGTTTATGCGTTACTGGTATCCAATCCGGTGTTGAATGACGGCGTACAATTGTTTCATGCTACTCATAAAAACCTTGCAGGAACTGCCGCTGCTCCATCGGTCGCCTCATTATCAACCGGAAAAACCGCGATGATGAAGCAAAAAGACATCAGCGGTAAGGACTTTCTGGATATTCGCCCCGGCATTTGGGTCGGCGGCATATCAAACGCCGAAGAGGTGCGCGTACTCATTGACGCTAAATACGATCCCGATACCACAGGCAATCTGGAGCGTCCGAACAAGATCAGAGGTATGGTCAGCGATGTTGTCGATACGCCGCGTATCGATGGCGATGAGTGGTATTTGTTCGCCAATCCCGCTATCGCCCCAGTGATTGAGGTTGTCTTTCTTGACGGCCAATCTGAGCCGATTCTGGCAATGGAAGAGAATTTCACCACTGCTGGACTGAGTTACCGTGTCGAACATCCCTCCGGCGTCGGTGCAATCGGTTTTGAGGGCGCTTACAAAAACGCCGGCACTCATTAATTCAGAATGGCGGCTCTATAACGGGTCGCCCTTATCAACCTACAGAATATAGGCGCTAACATGGCTAGGAATTATGTAAAACCCGGTGACGTCACCGACTACACCAATAACACTGCCGCTGTTATTTTAAGCGGTGATCCTGTTGCTATCGGCAATCAACAAATAGGCATTGCCCTGGTTGATATTGCCATCGGTGCAACCGGATCAGTTGCAAAAGAAGGTATTTTCTTACTGGCAAAAAACATCGGCGAAGCTGTCACTCAAGGCCAGAAACTCTGGTGGGACCCAACGGCAAAAGAAGTCATCAACGCCCCTGCGCTTAATGCCTACTTTATCGGCTATGCAGACAAAGCTGAACTGGCAGCGACTGCAACCGTGCATGTTGATCTTGAAGAATTCATCGAAGAAGGCCCTCGCACCTTAACCCTGGCAGCAACAGGCGCAAAAACGCTGAATGTCGGTGACTTTGCCAGCGGCGACTTAACAGTGCTGGCCCCAAACACAGCTGCACAGACTGTCAGCCTTGCCAGCGTAGCAACCATCCCGCCTGGCGCTAAATTGACCGTTAAAAAAACCTCGGCCGACGCCTTTGCGGTAACGCTTGACCCTGCTGGAGCAGAAACAATTGCAGGCGGAGCAACTTTCGCAACGATTGATGCGGCAAATGATTTAGGCCAGTTCGTGTCGACCGGGGCGGCGTGGGTATTGATTCACTCGGTTATTGCGGCTTAATCATGTTTAGCAAAATCGGCATAGACTGGACTCAGCGCACAACAAGGCTTGGCGCAGTGACCTTAATCGTCGCTGCCTTTGCTCTGGTGTTTATCTGTCTGGGTCAGCTTGAAAAAGCAGTTGCCGTTATAAGTTTAGCCAGCACCGTTGCTTGGGCGATTGGTTTCGCGGTGAAAGACTGATGCCGCCTATTCTGGTTTTCATAGTAGCGGCGTTTATTTCCGGACTAGGGATCGGTGGTTTTTCTGCGCATAAGATAGATAGCGCCAAAATAGACCGCATAGAGCTTGCGCTTCAAGTACAAAAAACCGAAGCGCAAGCACTTCTGTCCAGCGCACAGTCCCGCATTGCCGAGTCCGAAAAAAACGCTATTTTTGTCAACCAACAACTGGATAAATCCCATGAAACAGCGATTAACAGTATCAACACTTTGCATGACTCTTTTGCTGCTGTCAGGTTGCGCGACCCCGGACGTCGGCAAGGTAGTCATTGCCCCGTGCCAGCAGGTACAGGTGCCGGAAAGTCTAAAGACGAAGCCGATAGCGCCGAACTTTCAACAGAGCTTACAGGATTTCTTGTCGATCAAGCCTACCACGCCGACACCATAGCCGCCTATGCAGCGGCCTGTTACCAATTTGTAGAAACTAACTGCGGAATATCAGTTCCTCAGCAATGAAAACGCATAGTCACCTATGGAAAAGATGATGCCCGAAAAAGATCCGCTTTCATACTCGCTAATCACCTATGCCTGGGTGTTCGGAATATCGCTATTCGGTGGTCTTGCCGGATATTTTCGTAAAGTAAAAAGCGGATTGATCAGTCGGTTTTCGTTGATTGAATTGGTTGGTGAAATGTTTATAAGCGCCTTTGTTGGCGTAATGACCTTTTATTTGTGCGAGTGGGCCGATATACCGGGTCCATTGGCCGCCGCTTTAATCGGCATCGCTTCTCACATGGGCAGCCGGGCAATCTTTATATTTGAAACCGCGGCTGATAAGGCATTTCAGCGGTTTGTTAATGTTGGAAAGCTATGACAGGCATCATCGACCAAGCCAACGACTACGCTGAAAAGGAGCGCCAAATCGCCATAGCCAACCGCATCCCGTTTACGCTGGATGCCGGCAAGCCCGGCGCCTGCGACTTTTGCGGGGAATGGTTTGGTCGATTGGTAGACGGCGCATGCGTGCCGTGCCGTCATAAGCATGAAAAAAGGGGCAGTCGTGGACGGATTTAGTCAGATGTTTAGTGCTATTGACAACGTCATTATGCAGGCCGTAGGTGATGACATCACGCTGACGCCGCCAACAGGTTTAGCGATTACGCCTAAATGCGTTTTAGATGCGCCTGGCGGGAAAAAAGGTGTGGGCAGAATTGAATGGATCGACAACATCATTGCCAAGGTAGACATCAGTAGTGTGATTGTGAATCTGCTTGAAAGTGATGTGCCTGGCCTCGGTAAAGGATGGTCGGCGGTGTATTTTGGTAAAGCCTATGACGTTTCAGAAGTATTGCCCAAAGGCGATGGCGTATTAGTTGTAATTTTAAATCAGCCCGGCAATACCACGGCTGTTGCAAACGGGTGGAGATAGTTACATGGCAATAACCGGCGGCGTTGATACTGGGTTCTTGAGCCTAACGGTTGAGCAGGATGATATTGAGCGTCTTGTCCAGACCGTTTTGTCTCCGGCTGCGATAAAGCGCGTTCAGTCTCGGGGAATCAATGAGACAGCGGCGTGGATTAAGAGCCGCTTGCTTAGAGAGTTGCCCTCTGCGACAGGCATCCCCAGAAAAGTATTGGCTCGCAGAATTAAGCAACGCAAGGCGCAAGCCAGCTTGGCCGATATTATCAGCGGCAAGGTTTGGCTGGGCATAAACCCCATTGATGCCATGGCGTTAAACGATGGCGGTGCGGTTAATAGCGGTTATATGGCGGGTGATTTTTATTTTGAAGGCGGTTTTAAAGCCAAGATGAGATCAGGCGCAACGGCAATTTTTGCGCGGACATCCCGCGCGCGGCTGCCCATCAAACGGCAAAATATCAAGATTGATAGCCCGTTTAATGAAGTCGTGCGTCGCTTAATTCCGCAAGCCGAGCGTGAGCTAGCCAGAAAAATGCAACGCTTAGTAAGTTACGAATTAGAAAGGGCGACACGATGACTACGTTATCCGAATTTCACGCCGCTATTCAAGCCAAAATAGCCGCGCATTTCGGTGTCAACATTAATACCGTTGCATGGTACGAGCAAGGCGAAACTGAATCAGGGCAGCCTACGCCTATTAAAACCCCGGCAATTATTTTAGAGCTGGAATCGGCTGATGAAGGCGACGATGTTGGCGACGATAGAACACCATTCGCTGCCCACATAACAGTCTATTGCATACTGGGCCGCAAGACGCCCGATTTACAGATTCAGGTGCGGAGCTTTGCTGCACAGCTTTTCGCGCTGGTTAGAAAGAATAAATGGGGATTAGCTCATAGCGTCAGCTTTCCCAGCGCTCTGACTTCAGGAGAAGGCAAATTCGACCCTGAAAAGAACGGCTACGAATCATGGTATGTGTCCTGGAATCAAACTGTCTACTTAGGCGATGACGTATGGGATGGAACCGGCATACCCCCAACCGAAGTCTGGCTGGGCCTGTCGCCTGAGATCGGCATACCTTATGTCGATAAATATATAAAGGAAGCGCCATGAGCTTTGCTTTGACTGAACTTGACCGCCGCTTAAGCAACCTGATCCGCTTCGGAACTATAGCTCAGGCCGACTATGCGTCTGCGAAGGTGCGCGTTAAAGTTGCAGGCCCTCTGGATACACCTGTTTTAACGGATTGGCTACCCTGGATGACGCAACGGGCTGGCGGCGACATCAGCTGGCATGCGCCCGAGGTTGGCGAGCAGGTGGTTATTTTGTCTCCGTCCGGCGAACTGAATCAAGGCGTGGTGCTGACTGGATTATTTCAGACGGCGCACCCTCAACCGGTTAACACACCGGAAAAACAGCACACCTTATATAAAGATGGTGCAGTGATCGAATACGACCGGCAGGCGCATCATTTAAAAGCCGTATTGCCTACGGGCGCAACCGTTGAATTAATATCAACAGGAGGCGTGGCTATTACGGGTGATGTCACTGTTACCGGCAATATCAACGCCTCCGGCGAAATCACCGACCACACCCGCAGCATGCAAGGTGACCGGAATATTTACAACGGACATACGCATAGCGATCCGCAAAGCGGCAGTGTTGCGGCGACAGGACAGACTCAATGATCGGCGTTGACAACCAAAGCGGCAAGGCGCTGGCAGGTCTCGACCACCTGAAACAGTCCATCCGCGACATTCTGACCACGCCTATCGGCACACGGGTGATGCGCCGCGATTACGGCTCCCGCTTATTCGAGTTGATTGATGCCCCGATGAACGGCACAACGATTATTGACATTGTCGCGGCCACAGCCGAGGCGCTGGATAAGTGGGAACCTCGCATCATCGTTGACCGCGTGGCGCTGGACAATGGCGCAGAAAACGGGCGCATTGCGCTGACCCTGTTCGGCAAATACCGGCCGGATGGCTCGGCAATCAAACTTGACGGCATTATCTTATGAATTTTACGCCAATCGACTTATCGCAGATCGCCGCTCCGGACATCGTTGAGACGCTGAGCTTTGAAACGATATTCGCCGAGATGCTTGCCGATTTGCAGGCCCGTGACACCAGTTTCACTGCATTGCTGGAATCAGATCCTGCATACAAGATACTTGAAGTGGCCGCCTACCGCGAACTGATCATCCGCCAGCGCGTTAATGATGCCGCGCGCGGCGTGATGCTGTCCACAGCGACGGGTACAGACCTGGACCAGCTGGCGGCCAACTTCAACGTCAGCCGGTTATTGATCACCCCAGCCGATCCCTTAGCCATTCCGCCGGTTGAAGCCGTTTATGAAAGCAACAGCGCATTAAGGGCTCGCGCTCAGCTGGCTTTCGAGGGCTTAAGCACCGCAGGCCCCGTCAACAGTTATATTTTCCACGCCATGACGGCATCGGGGCTCGTAAAGGATGCCGATGTCGATGCGGTGACATTCCATTTGGACGGCAGCAGTGCCGTAGTCATCGATTATGCCGCTAATCTGGCAACGCCCGAGCCCGGCAATGTCGCAGTCACTGTGCTGTCAACCGCCGGCGACGGTACGGCTGACGCAGGGCTTTTAGCGGCCGTTACCGCGGCCGTTAATAGTGAAACCGTGCGCCCATTGACCGACCGGGTTGTGGTGCGCTCGGCGGAAATTGTCAATTATGCCGTGACCGCCACCCTGTATTTTTATGGCGGCCCCAGCAGCGCGACCGTGTTGGCCGCCGCGACTGCCGCGCTTAACGCCTACATCGCCAGCCAGCGCAAGATCGGTTACGACGTGACCCGCTCCGGCCTGTTCGCTGCCTTACATCAGCCCGGCGTGCAGAATGTCACGCTGACCAGTCCCGCCACCGATGTTGTTATCGGCAACCATCAGTCCGCGTATTGCACCGCTGTAACGCTGACCAATGGAGGTGTCGGTGTCTAGTTTGCTGCCACCTAACGCCAATACGCACGAGCATGCGCTGGATGATGCAGCTGCGCGCTTGGGCGCGGTCCCCGTTGACATTGTTAAATTGTGGAATCCGCAAACCTGTCCCGTGGCATTTCTTCCCTGGCTGGCTTGGGCGCTTTCGGTCGATGAATGGGATGAAACCTGGACCGAAGCGCAAAAACGCAATACGTGTGCTGCCAGCTATGACGTGCATAGTCATAAGGGTACGCCTCATGCAATCCGCGCGGCATTGTCGGCGCTGGGTTATGACAATATTACTATCAAGGAAGGTACGGTTAATTACTATAACGGCGCGCACACCTATGACGGCAGTTGGACTTATGGTGCTGACAGTGCATGGCCGATGTTCGATGTGATCTTGAATATTGGTCTGTCGCCCGATGCCGCCATGATCCAGAAAATACGCGACCGCATCCACCGTTATAAAAACGCCAGATCGATGCTGCGCAACTTGATTTTTATGAACCTCCTTTATGACAATACGGTGATTTATGATGGAACCTATCAATACAATGGCGGGGTGCTGTAATGGCTGATCTACCCGAGTCGGCAACATTTGACGCCGGTGTTTACCAAATTGAAACTACGGATGCAGTAGTCGGCGGCGCAGACGGAAAAGCGAATGCCTCAGCAAGAAACCTGGCTAACCGGACGATCTATTTAAAACAGCAGGTAGATGCGCTTGGGACTGTCGTTTCTCAAGCCGAGGCTGAGGCCGGAGCAGCTACAACAGTAAGGGGCTGGACTGCGCTACGGGTCAGGCAGGCAATTAATGTGGCGGTAGCCGCCGTCGTTAACTCAGCGCCTTCAGTGCTTGACACACTATCCGAATTAGCCGCCGCGCTCGGTAACGATGCTAATTTTGCTACGACAATCACTACTGCATTAGCAGCCAAAGCGCCTCTTGCGTCACCCGCGCTGACCGGAAATCCAACTGCGCCAACGGCAGCCGTTGGCGACAATGATTCATCAATAGCCAATACCGAGTTTGTGCAGTCGGAACTAATTAATTATGCCAAATTAGCTGGGCTTTCTACACAACCGTTCAGCGCCGCTAATGCATCAGGCATTAATAACGTCATAGCGTTAGGGCAAATCCTCGGTAATTTCAGCCCATCAGGTTTTTTAAATTTTCCATTTTGGGACGGCAGTCAATTACGTACGGGTATTTTTCAGTGGACACAAGTAGTTTGTGCAACCGGTGGCGTAGTTCAGGGCATCACGTTGCCAATCGCATTCCCCAATGCAATTAGCCAGGTTTATGGATGCGCTACTGGAACTAATCAATACGCGTTTGCAACCGCTTGGACTACTCTCGCGGCAGTACAAGGCTCGAATAATCAAACTGGCGGCGGTATTGCTGTTTTTGCGATAGGTTATTAATATGAAGTATGCACAATTCGACCCCTCAGCCGCATCCCCTCAGCCTGTTATCGGTTGGTATGACACGGACGAATTCGATTACCAAAACTTACCTGACGACTCTGATCTATTAACGCTAACACAGGCGCAATGGGATAGCCGTTTCAATACGCCGTTTGTTAACGGCGGTACATTGGTTGCGGCTCCTATTTTGCCCGCCGCACAAAAAAAACAGATAGCATTGCTCACTCAGTCCTATCTAACCGCAATTTCTCAGCCTGTCAGCTATACATCAGCCGGTGGAATTACCAAGTTATTTCAAGCGGATCCGTCCAGTATTAGCAACTTACAAAATGTGACGATTGGGCTAGCGAAAGCTGGCGATACCCCCCCCGGTTTTTATTGGATGGCGGCTGACAATACACAAGTCCCATTTACGTATGCTGATTTACAAGGGTTGGCGGAGGCTATATTGATTCAAGGATGGACAGCGTTTCAGCATTTGCAATCGCAAAAGGCGGCAGTCGGTGTCGCAACTACGCTAACCGATGTGGAAAGCGTAGTTTGGTAATAATATCCGCACTCAATTTAATCACCTGGAGCTAAAACCATGCCCGAGCAATTTTTACACGGCGTCGAAATCGTTGAAATAGACGATGGCGCACGCCCCATCAGCACCGTTAAATCATCCGTTATCGGGTTGATCGGCACCGCACCGAACAGCGCCCCGGCAACGACCGCAAGTCTGTTAACCGGCGTAGTCACCAGTAATAACGCTATCACTTATACCGCCGTAACACCGGGTAAGCCGGGCAACGACATTACCGTGCATCATAAAGACCCTAAGGCCAATAGCCAGGCGCTCAGCGTATCTGTCAGCGGCACGGCGATTACCGTTAACCTTGCTACCGGCGTTACCGGAACAATTACATCAACCGCTGCGCAAGTCATAACGGCCATTACCGCCAGCGCCGCCGCGGCTTTATTGATTGCGGCTGCCAACACTGGCGTATCAACCGGCGCTGTTGCCGTGGGAGCCTCGGTAAAAGCGCAAGCCCTGTCGGGCGGCGCTGATGAGGCCTTTCCGCTTAATATCCCGGTGTTGGTAACGGGTAGCCGTAACGCCGCCGCAGGTCTGGATACAGTGGGCGATAAACTGGGTACGCTGCCGGATGCCATGGATGATATTTTCGACCAGTGCGGCGCTATGGTTGTGGTTCTCAGGGTTGCCGAAGGTATCGATGCTGCCGCCACTAAAACCAACATCATTGGCGGCATCAATGCGGGTGTGCAGGTATTTTTAAACGCCGAGTCGGTTGTTAAAGTAAAGCCGCGCATTCTGATTGCTCCAGGGTTTTCGCACGAAGTCGCGGTAGTATCCGAGCTGCTGGGCATTGCCGATCGGTTGAAGGCGGTTATTTTGGCTGACGGGCCAAATACCGACGATGCCGCAGCAATCAGTTTCCGTGAAAACTTCGGCAGTAAGCGCGTTTATGTCATCGATCCGCAGGTTAAGGTCTGGGATACCGTCAGCAATTCCGAAGTCAACCGTCCTGCCTCGGCACGGGTGGCTGGCATAATCGCCAAGTCAGACAACGAGCGTGGTTTCTGGTGGAGTCCATCTAACCGGGATATTTACGGCATTACCGGAACCAGCCGACAAATCGACTTTGCGCTGGGCGATGTCAACGCACGTGCTAACTATCTGAATGAAAACGAAGTGGCCACTATCATTCAGAAGGACGGTTATCGCTTGTGGGGAAACCGCACTTGCTCCGCTGATCAAAAGTGGGCGTTTTTGTCGGTAGTCAGAACGGCGGACATGATTCACGAGTCGCTTCTGGCTGCTCACATGTGGGCCGTAGACCGCAACATTACCAAAACCTACCTTGAAGATGTTGTAGAGGGTGTGAATAGCTACTTGCGTCACCTGGTAGCTGTCGGGGCAGTTCTGGGCGGCCACTGCTGGGCCGATCCTGACCTGAACACGCCTGATCAGGTCAGTCAGGGCAAGGTCTATTTCGATTTCGACTTCACCCCGCCATATCCGGCTGAGCACATTACGTTCCGCAGCCATTTGGTCAACGATTACATTAAGGAATTATTCTAATGTTGAACGATATTTTAAAGAATTTAAACCTGTTCGCTGACGGTCGCGGCTATGCCGGTAACGTCGAGGAACTGAACCCGCCCAAGCTGACCATGAAGACCGAAGAGTTCCGCAACGGCGGCATGGATGCGCCGGTGGAAGTTGAAATGGGCATGGATAAATTGGAGGCTTCATTCTCTTTGACCAAATACGATGCCGATGTATTGAAGATTTTCGGCCTTGCGCCCGGCAACACCAAGCCGCTGACCTTTCGCGGCTCACTCAGCGGCGAGGATGGCGTCGAAAAACCGGTCATCATCCAAATGACCGGCATGCTGAAAGAAATGGACCCCGGCAGCTGGAAGCCGGGCGACAAAGCCAACCTTAAGGTTACGGTCGCGGTGCGCTATTACAAGCACACGATTAACGGCGAAGTCGTGCATGAAATTGATGTGCCGAACATGATTCGCATCGTTAATGGCGTGGATCAGCTGGCAGTTACCCGCAAGAACCTGGGGATGTAAATGAGTGACTATAGCGTCGAGAAAGCGTTTGAAGGGCATGCCGTGGGTGATGTCATCCCGCTAAACAGCAGACAGGCAAAATACTTGCTGTTGTCTGGGCATATTAAATTGAAACTGGCTGAAAAGCCCAAAACTGAGGATAAATAAATGAGTGAAGCTACCAGCCTGCAACTGCAATATCCGCTTGAAAACGGCATCACCAATATCACCATGCGCCGCCCTAAAGTGCGCGACATGCTGGCGTCCGATAAAGCCAAAGGCAGCGATGCGGAAAAGGAAATCGCTTTGTTCACCAACCTGTGCGAAGTGGCGCCGGTCGATATTGAATCACTGGATATGGTCGATTACCAGGCACTGCAAAAGGCGTATCAGGGTTTTTTGTCTTAACGGCTAAGGACGCTCGTGTGGGCTGCGTAGTATTGGCCTCCCACACCGGCTGGCCGCTCAATGAGCTGTTGGAGCTGACTGGCGAAGAGCTGATCGAATGGCTTGAGGCAGTGAAAACAGTGCAGCCAAAACCGCGACGCTGACAAAATACGGCAGGAACAGTAACAGGGCGGCAATGGGTGCGACAACAGCCGATGCAATCAGTGCCGCCCATAATGGGCCATTGCCCTGGATCATAGCAGCAACGCAACCAATAAAGGCGATGGCGATAATTGTTTGCGGGTGATACGTCCAGCCCACAACGCGATCAAAAATAGATTTAGGCATAAATCCTCCTTCTGGAATGAGTTAAGTATAGTCAATCAGGTTAAGTTTTGTCATGGCAAATAATATCGCACTAGGCATCGTTATCGGCGCATCGCTATCCAGTACCGTGGGACGCGCGTTCCAATCACTGGATGCGAGAGCGACCGGGTTGGGACGGAGTCTACAAAACGTACACATGGGGCGCAACGCTGCCGATGACGTCATCCGCTACCGGACCAGGCTGGATAACCTCATAGCGACTCAGCATCAATTCGGGGCCAGCAATACCAACTTATGGGGGCAGATTGCGCGTACCGAGGCATCGCTCCGCACTGCCTCGCAAAGAGCCGAGAGATACGGGCTTAATATCGGCGACATCGTCAATGAAAACCGTAGACTGCTACAGTCAGAGCAGTCGGTGTCCCGACAGCTCGAACGCACCAATAGATTACGAGCCAACCGTGACCGCCGCAGTGAGTTGGGCGGCCAAATGATCGGCACGGTGGGCATGGCCTACGCTGCCGCAGCGCCCATTAAAGACGCGATTGAATTTGAATCGGTTATGGCTGACGTGCGTAAAGTCGTTGATGTGTCTGACGCAGAATTTAAGGGCTTGGGCAAATCCATACTTGATATGTCGGCCACCATGCCGATGGCCGCCAGCGGCATTGGCGCTATCGTTTCCGCTGCCGGGCAATCTGGCGTAGCCAAAGAAGAATTGTTGGGCTTTACAACCGCCGCCGTTAAGATGGGCGTAGCTTTTGATATGACCGGCGAGGAAGCTGGGCAGACTATGGCGAGCTGGCGGGCTGGCATGGCAATTAACCAGAAGCAGGCGGAATCACTAGCGGATGCCGTTAACTACCTGGATGCTAATATGAACGCCTCGGCAAAGAATATTTCCGAGGTTGTTACCCGGCAAGGCGCTGTTGCAAAAGCCGCCGGGCTAACTGAGATTCAAATCGCCGCCTTAAGTGCGTCACTGCTTAATTCCGGCGCCGCTCCCGAGATTGCCGCTACCGCATTAAAGAACCTGACCAATGCACTTACTCAAGGTGAATCTGCTAGTAAGGCCCAGATTGGCGTTTTTGAACAACTGGGCATGACCTCGGAAGAGGTGACGGCATCCATGCAAAAGGACGCTGAGGGTACTATTAAAAAGGTATTCGCTGCATTGGCTGCGGCTCCTGCTGAAAATCGCGGATCTATGGTTGGTGACCTGTTCGGTGAAGAAGCCAAAGGCGCAATTATGCCGCTACTGGTCAACATAAAAGCGCTGGATCAGGCATTTAATTCAGTCGCCGATGCCAGTAGTTACGCCGGGTCAATGCAAAAAGAATATGACATCCGGTCGCAAACAACAGCTAATAACCTGACACTGCTGGGCAATAAGGCCACGCGTCTGGGGGTTAATCTCGGTACTGTGCTTTTGCCTACACTAAACACCGTCTTCGGTGCCATGGGTGATGGCATTAATGTAGTAACTGGGTTGGCGGAAAAATTTCCAGTTGTCACGAATGTTGTTGTCGGTGCGACAGTTGGACTGGTTGGATTGAAAGTGGCGGCCTTGGCTGGCGGATATGCCGCAACTATCCTTTCAGATGGCTGGATAATTGCCACGGGCATTATGGATTTCTTCCGGCTATCGACATTGAGATCCAATGCCGCATTAGCATGGCAATCAACCGTTGCACTTGGCGCCTCAATACAGCAAAAGGCGCTGGCGGTATGGACGGGTACGGTTACCGCAGCCCAATGGCTATGGAACGCGGCAATGACCGCTAACCCTATCGGCTTGGTGGTTGCCGGCGTGGTCGCTTTTGGAGCGCTGGCGATCACGGTTTATAAAAACTGGGAACCTATCATGAACTGGTTTAAAGAGAAGTTCGCCTGGTTGGGGCAGTCGGTTGATTGGGTTAAAGGTCTTGGCGGTATTTTTGGGGGGAAGGATCAGGCTGGGATAGGTTCGGCAATGGCCGCGACGATTGCCGCTCCTGCGCTGGCTACGCCGTTGCCCGCAATGCCGCCTGCTGCGGGTTCAGCAGGACAAGGGACAGTAACACAAACTACCCATGCGCCTATTACCATAGTTCAACAGCCAGGCGAGGATTCAAATGCCCTAGCCGAACGGGTAGCAAAGCATTTGAAGAAGCAGCAGGCCGCAGATGCCAGAGGCGCTTTGCATGACTAATATTATGATGCGCCTGGGGGCGTTTAATTTCTCTATCAACACTGCTGCGTATCAGGCGTTCAGCCGGTCAACCGCTTATCGATGGCAGGCAGTGGAGCGCTATGGAAAATTACCTGCGCAACAATATACCGGCCCCGGCGAAGATTCAATCACGCTATCGGGCGACATCTACCCCGATTATGCAGGCGGCCTGCACCAGATCGACGACATGCGCGCAGAAGCGGGAAAGGGGCAGCCGTTAATATTGGTTGATGGCAACGGTTATGTCTGGAAAAAATGGTGCATTCAGTCAATTGAAGAGAATAAGGACACCTTTTTGTCCAACGGCGTGGCCCGCAAAATGTCCTTTACCCTGAAAATAACCCAATACGGTGACGATACATGACCCAATACCGCACCAAAACCGGCGATATGATCGATGCGATTTGCCACCGATATTACGGCAGTCAGTCTGGCGCCGTTGAGCGGGTCTACGAGGCTAATCGAAGCTTGGCCGACTATGGGCCTGTGTTGCCGTCAGGCTTGGTGATTGAACTGCCGGAAATGCCTATAGCAGAAACGGTGAAAACAGTTAGGTTATGGGATTGAAATGAAGCCTATCTTTAAAGTATTAGCTGATGGTGCAGATATTACCGCGCGTATTAATCAGCGCCTGATCAGCATAAAAACCACTGACGAGGCCGGTTTTAAGTCCGACACCTGCACTATTGATTTAGACGACCGGGATGGGTTGATTGCCTTGCCGCGCAAAGGCGCAAAATTAGACATTTACCTGGGCTATGAAAAAACCGGAATCAGTAAGGTAGGCGTTTACACGGTCGATGAGATTTCTTTAACGGGATTCCCTGAAACGCTGAGTATCAGTGGCAAGGCCGCCGATATGTCCGTAGGCGAACTTAAATCGCAGAAAACCCGGCACTTCGATAACATCACTCTAGGTGATCTGGTTAAAACAATCGCCGGCAGCAACGGCCTTGTCGGCAAAACCTCTGCTGATCTGGCTGCTATTCAGCTGGGGCATGTGGATCAAACGCAAGAATCAGACCTGCATTTGCTCACTCGCCTAGCGAAACAATACGGCGGCGTCGCTAAAGTCACCAATGACCATTTAATCCTGGCCAAGGCAGGCGAATCGAAAAGTGTCGGCGGTGCCAGCTTGTTGCCGATTTATATTGATAAAACGCAAGTATCGGGCTACCAGTGCAGCATTACCGACCGTGGCAAATACGCCTCCGTAACCGCGACTTATCACGATAAGGCGACTGGCCAGAATATTGCAGTCAGCACCAGCGCCGAAAAACCGGCTCATACCTTGCGGCACACCTATGATAACCAGCAGCAAGCGATCGAGGCGGCGCAGGCAAAAAAATCAGCGCTGGATCAAGGAACGGCTACCGTAGACGTTAGTTTATCGGTTGGTAATGCTGATCTGTTCGCTGAGTCGCCGTTGATATTAACGGGATTTAGATCGGGCATCACTGGGCCGAGCTGGACAACAACGCGGGTCGAGCATTCGTTTAGTAAGGCGGCGTTTACGACTCAGGTTAATGGGGAGATAAAGTGAATGGGTGAAAAATAATTATTTTAAAAGCAAGCGCGCAAGGCCATCGGCTTAATGACATCAACCGATACACCAATGATCTTGTAGGTCAGTCATTCTCTAAAATGCGTATAATTATGGATTGGTTATTCCTGCAATGCAGGTAAATTTACAATTAAGTACATATTCGAGTACATAAACTGAATGAACGATTATTTAAATTCCATACAAGCTAAGGAAACAAAGAGACGCAGGACTTTTGCTATCATCTCCCACCC